ATCCGTAATGCGAGTGCGACAGTTTTTTATCCTATTTGGCATCATCAGTTTGACGATCTCATCGTTCTTAAAAATAATCAAGGAACTGAGGAAACAAGGGTAAGGCACATGGACTATGGGGTAGTGCTGAGTGCTTTCTTTTGGAGGAGATTCAAAAACAAAGAAGACATCACATTCTTCGACCCCAATGAAGTTCCAGACTTGTATGAAGCATTCTACAGTAACACAAGTCTATTCGAAGAGCTGTATGTCAAATACGAAAAACAAAAAGGTCTTCGCAAGAAAACAATGAGTGCCGAAGAAGTATTCAAGAGCGGCATACTGAAAGAACGTACTGACACTGGGCGCATCTATCTTGTGTTCATTGACAATGTGATGAAGCAAGGACCATTTGATCCTGAATACCATACTATCTACCAAAGTAATTTGTGTTGTGAGATCCTATTGCCTACTAAGTCTTTCAAACGTCTGGATGACGCTGAAGGTCGCATAGCGTTATGTACATTAGGATCTATCAACTGGGGCGCCTTCCGTAATCCAGAAGACATGCGCAGAGCTTGCCGTATTTTACAGCGAAGCCTGTGTAATATTTTAGATTATCAGGACTTCCTTTCAATCCAAAGCAAATTAAGTAATGACGAAATTAGTCCACTGGGTATTGGTGTTACTAATCTAGCTTACTGGCATGCCAAGCGTAGCTTCAAGTACGGTGAAAAAGATGCTCTGCAAGAAGTTAAATCGTGGATGGAACACCTTGCATTTTATCTAACAGAAGCCACAGTTGAACTTGCTAAAGAGCGCGGTGCATGTCAGCACAGCTCACACACACGATATGGTCAAGGCATATTCCCTTGGGAATTACGAGCAGAGGGTGTTAACGAATTAGCAAACTTTGCCCCAGAACTTGATTGGGAAACACTGCGTACCAATATGAAACAGTACGGAGTTCGCAACGCCACACTAATGGCTATTGCGCCAGTCGAAAGCTCAAGTGTTGTTATAAACAGCACTAATGGAATTGAGTTGCCCATGAGCTTGATCAGTGTTAAAGAATCAAAAGCAGGAAGTTTTGTGCAAGTTGTTCCTGAGTATCAAAAGTTAAAGAACAAGTATCAGATGATGTGGGAACAGAAAGACTGTGATGGTTATTTAAAAACAGCGTCTGTTCTCGCCGCCTATGTGGATCAATCAATCAGCACTAACACGTTTTACAATCCAGCACACTTTGCAGATCGTAAAGTACCTACCACACTGATTGCCAAGAACTTGATGCAGGCACACATGTGGGGATTAAAAACTTTCTATTACAGTTTGATTAACAAACAAGGTAGCAAGGCAGATGCAGAAGACGCACCTGTTATGTTAGAATCTATTAACTTTGAAGAAGAAGACTGCGAGGCATGTAAGTTATAATGTTAGAAACAATATGCGACATAATGGTAGACGCTTACAAGCGTAATTGGATTACCAGTCGTGATGGTAATGTTAGTATACGTCATCACGACCGTGACCACTTTTACATTACACCCAGCGGTGTACGTAAACAAACACTACAACCTGATCAGTTTAAAAAGATTGGCATTGAGAAAGGCTACTATGATCAACCTCCTCGATTGTATCATGCGGTTAAAGAATTAGAGTATACTGAGATCAGTGCTAATCTAAAGCCCAGTGGGGAACTACCACTGCACTTTGGCTTGCAAAAAGAAATGGGACAACATACAGGCGAGGTTCGTGTGGTGGTACATGTTCATCCAACTTATTGTATTGCCGCTATGCATGCCGGAATTGACCTAAACACAATTAGTGCGGCGTTTCCAGAACTCAATCGCTATACTAAAGTAGCACCAAACGTAGGCGATGTAAAACCTATTAGCCAAGAGCTTGCTGATCAATGTCATTATCGTCTTGAACTAGATGATCGTGGCAATATTGCCTACGACATTGTAGGCATTAAAGGGCACGGAGTAGTTGCCATAGACACAAGTCCATGGCGGGCCTATGAACACATTGAACGATTAGAACACATTTGCAAGATAGTGTTAGCATCGGGAAAATATTAAGATATAACATGAAATATTATTTCTTACTTCCCGTTATGCTAGTGCTTGGTATAGCAGTAGCTCAGTCAGTGACTGTGCAAAAGCCTATAGAATGTGCTGATACGGCTACATTGTTGCGGGGACTAAGCGGTAGTGACTATAAAGAAAAGCCTATATGGTTTGGCATTGAACCTGGCGCCACTGTGTCGAGATACAGTTTGTTTGTGAACGAACAGACCAAGACATGGACCTTGATTCAGTTTGATGAGAAAATAGCTTGTGTATTGGGCACGGGCGAAAATAGCGCCCAACTATTCAACGGACCCGAAATATGATTATAAAGGATAAAACATGAGTAAACAACAATATAATTTAAACACAAAGACAGACTACCTAAATCGTAAGATGTTTCTGGATCCAGCTGGACCAGTTACTATTCAACGGTTTGAAGAAGTCAAGTATAAAAAGATTGCAGACTTCGAAGCAACAGCACGTGGCTTCTTTTGGCAACCAGAAGAGATTAGTCTTACTAAAGATGCTAACGACTTTAAAGATGCTAGTGATGCAGTGAAACATATCTTCACCAGCAACTTATTACGTCAAACAGCATTGGACAGTTTGCAAGGACGTGGGCCTAGTCAAATCTTTATGCCAGTGATCAGCTTGCCAGAATTGGAAGCACTGGTATACAACTGGACATTCTTCGAAACAAACATTCACTCAAAGAGTTACAGCCACATTATCCGTAACATCTACAATGTACCTAAGGATGTGTTCAATACTATTCATGACACTAAAGAAATTGTAGACATGGCATCAAGTGTAGGCAACTACTATGAAGCCTTGCATGTGGTCAATTGCCGCAAGCAACTGGGTGAGGCAGTGACAGAGAAAGAACACGTCAAGGCAATCTACATGGCACTACATGCCAGCTATGCCCTTGAGGCATTCCGCTTCATGGTATCGTTTGCCACAAGTCTTGCAATGGTAGAGAATAAAATCTTCATGGGCAATGGGAACATTATCAGTTTGATCCTACAAGACGAACTGCTACACAAAGGTTGGACAGCCTACTTGATCAACCAAGTGGTTAAAGAGGATTCGCGTTTTGCAGAAATGCGCGATGAATGCCATGCAGAAGTCTACGCACTCTACATGGATGTTATCCGTGAAGAAAAAGAATGGGCAACTTATTTGTTTAAGATGGGTCCGGTCATTGGGCTTAATGCAAATATCCTAAAAGACTTTGTTGACTACACAGCAGTTGGCGCACTAAAGGATATTGGTATCAAATATCAAGCAACAGCACCCAAGTCAACACCAATTCCCTGGTTCAACAAGCACGTTGACACCAGCAAGAAACAAACTGCACTACAAGAAAATGAAAGCACAAACTATGTCATTGGCATTATGAGTGAAACATTGGACTACGATGCACTGCCAGCACTATAAGGAAATAACATGAAAGCAACTATATGGAGCAAGTACCACTGTCCGTATTGCGATCAAGCAAAAGCATTGTTGACCCAAAAAGGTTATCAAATTGATGAACGTAAGATCGGCGACGGATATACCAAAGAAGAATTGTTGGAAGCTGTGCCCAATGCCAGGACTGTGCCGCAGATATTTTTAGACGATAAATTAATAGGCGGGTTTACAGAACTCAAACAACATTTAGAAAAGGTATAACATGTTAATTTCAAAAGGTTTATCGGAAGGCGAAGTGGTCACAATCAAAACCACAGCAGGCGAAGAAATTGTAGCCAAGTTGGTAGAACAAGGCCCAATGGGTGTCACAGTTAAGAAACCCTTGTGCTTGACAGCAACCAAAGACGGTATTGGTCTAGTACCATTTTTGTTCACAACAGATCCAGATGCAGAAGTTACTATAAATAGAAGTACCATAATGGTTTTAGCATCCACTATCAAAGATGCTGCAGACCGCTATACAGAACAAACCACAGGAATTAAACTGGTATAAAATATAATGCATAAGTTCGTAGTAAAACGTAATAATATTTTAGAAACTTATACAAATTATGAAGATATACCACACGACTTTGATCATGTGATTGAATTCCTTCCAGATATACCAGACGGCCCACACTCAGATGAAGAGCATGATGAATTGGCAAAATGGAATGATCGATTACAAGAACTAATGAGGATAGAACATGCCCGCGGTAACAAGAATAGGTGATGCAGACGTAGCACATTGTAGCGGAATGACCAGAGCAGCTGGTTCTGGAAATGTGTTTGTTAATGGTATTGCTGTGAGTCGACAAGGTGATGTGAATACAGGACATTTGCTTCCAGGAGGAAGATCTTGCCCTTCACATGCCGCGCCAATTGCCACCGGATCCACTACTGTTTTTATAAACAATGTGGGTTGTGGAAGAGTAGGAGATGCTATTGCTGGTTGCACCAGTGTTGCCGCTGGAAGCTCAGATGTGTTTGCAGGCTAACCAATTGACTAGACATTTATTTTTAACCCCTATACACTAGGTATAAGTACTCTGTACTTCATATAAAGGATTATTAAAAATG